TTAGAACCAATCACTTGATCTCCTATTTGTATATCTCCTATTCTTTTTCTACCTGTTGGAGTATATAACATATTATCAACATGTTCTGCTTTACCTTCAGCTACGGGGTCAATAGAAGCATAATACATTCCAAATGTAGGATTCTCTACAGGTCTTTCCCATACTACAAGTACTCCTGTTTTATCTTCAGTTTTTTTAGATACAGGAAATTCACTAATAGGTCTCTTATTTGAATGCTCTAGTCTTATCTTTCCATCTGCATCTGTTACTATGTCTAAGTATTCAGGCGCGTATTCTTTATCTTCTATTCTTCTTTGTTGTGCTGTAAGAAGATGTGTCGGAAACTTAGATACAGTTCTGTGATCAAATGCTTCTTTTATATTTCTAGGATGCTGAGAAATCCTTAACTGGAATGTCTCAGGATCTAGTTCTTTTTTCCATTCTTCAAATTGTCTATCAAGAGCATCTAAGGCTTCTTGTACTTTAGAGTTACCAAAACCATCAATATATGGAGGCATAGACCACTGCTCAGGTATAAATAAACCTGAGATACCTTCAGTACCTTTATCATCAATAAGATTACTTTCTACAGCATATACATCATTGGCTTTTGGATCCATTATCATTTTTCTCAAGGGCTCACATTGTGATAAATCCCCCACAGATCCTGCAGCAATAAACATACCTGTAGTTATTAAACCTGATCTCATAGCAGGTCTCATATACTCATAAGTATCATTCATCTTTGGAGCAATTCCGGCCTCCTCATGAAAGAAGTATTTAACCGGACCCCCTACACCATTTGTTGGATCTTTTTCAAATGACATACCTTGTATTGTACCTTTGAGACCAACTTCTGTTTTTCTATCACCTCTTCTTACCTCAATTTTCTGTTGCCACATCATAACCTTGTCCGGTGACATAGGTCTATACCAAGCAGTATGTTCATTAAGAAAGGCTGCATATTCTTGTAAGAACTTCCAAGAACCTTTCTCATTGATGTAGTCTTTAAGACTGGCACCAATTTTTAGAGTAACCCCTTCTTCAAACCATTGCTGATTTATTAGTTTTCCCATATGATAATATGAAGAGGCTATCTGTCTTTTCTTTAGAATTGCTACATGTTTGTAATCTAGTTCAGCTAGTATTTCATACAGTGCCATATGATACTGTGCATCCCTAATATCAGCAAATCCAAATCTTTGCGTCTCTTTGTTAAAGATAGGTAGGAAATTTAACCACATATAGTAATCCCTAGCCATATACCAAGTTTCACCTTTATCTTTTATGATAACACCTTTTCTGCACTTCTTTTTTTGATCATCCCAATAAGCTATAAAGTCTTTAGATTTAAATGGTGCAACACAATAAACTTTATCTCTGTTAAATTTATTTGACTCAGATTTAAATAACTCAGCTGATTGAGCATTAAAATTATACTGTCCAGGTTCTTTAAAAATACTTTTAAGAAAATTATAAAATTCTTTTCTAGAATTAAAACTAGTTTCAGTCCAAACCCCGTTATCCCAAGTGGGTATTTCTTGATATATTTCAGTTATCATATTGCTTTTTAATTAACTGTCATACGACAAACCTATTCCTCCGCGCACTTTACTTGATTGTTCTTCCTGTAAATCTTTATATACACCTTTAAATGAAGCTCTGATATCATTAAAGTTCTTAGCTGCCGCTACAAGAGAGTTTATATTACCATCTCTACCTGCAGTAATGCTTGTAGTTTCCATATATTTAGCTAATCTATCTAACATAGAGGCCATACCTTTATAAGCTCTCGATGTAGGTGTTTCATACATTCTTTGACAAAAAGCTAAAGCAATACTTATATCAGCATCTTCTGTAGAAAACTCAGCATCTATTTCATTAAGTATTAACTGTTCTTTATCTATCTCAGGTGTGTGAAAGAATGGGTTTAAATCCGGATTAGGACATGTCATATAAAACAAGTACTGGTAGATTTTTAAGTAATCTTCTGGATAGTTATCCATTACTTCTTTTAATGCTTTTAAAGTATAACAATGTTCTGTTGGTACAACAGTACCATTCTGAACATCAAACAATCTAATTATCATATTACTTCTTTTTAATTTTGTCTCTGTTTTCTTTAATATAACTCATTAAAGTTACAACTTCATCTTGTAAATATGGTATTGCTATAGGAAGAACTTCTTTAACAACCGGGTCACCATTGTGGTCTTTTTTAACAATTGGATACCCATGTTCTGTTTCAGATTCTACATCAAACAACACATGATGAATAAACATTCTACCTGGTTTTAATTTAGGATTATGTTTAAGCATAATGTACATATATACACTTAACTGTATAGCATAATGATAAAAATTACAGTCATCTAAATTATCTAAAGGATATGCCATTTTATCTGATATACCTTCCCAATTTACAAAAGATTCTTTTTTAATCTCTTTATTGGTTTTATAATCTATGATATTTATTTTACCATTCACCACTTCTACTAAATCTGACTGACCACAAATACCTACAGATTTAAGATAAACCATGTGCTCAGGATACACACCTGGATCAAGTTTTTGAGACGGTGCATATTTTAAATTATTAATTTCAGGAACCGGAGGAACAATAGGAACTGTAACACCATCAACTTCTAATGAAGATAAACTACATAAATCAGCTTCTCTTTGATTGTGATAATATGTACCTAGTGTTACAGCTCTATCAGATTCATCATTCCATATTTTAACAATAGTTTCTGGTTCAATTCCAAACCACTTAGATCTTTTATTTTTACTAACTTTTTCTGCAATCTTTTTTGCATCAAAAGGTTTTTTAAAATGAGATATTAAAGTAGTTACTGAAATCCAGTCTATTCTTTCTTCAGTTTCTAAACTCTTATAACTGTGATCTTCTGCATTAAAATATATACTCATATCCTGTATTTTTTAAAATTTTTTCTAACCTCATTTAAGTGTGTCAAGTTTGTCTTCATCTTCTTCTGATATTACATTAGACCATTTTCCTACGGGGCATTCTGATGATAATGCTCTTGTTTTAAATTTAAATGCACAACCGCAAATACTACAACAAGGTTGAGAACCAGTAAGAGCACAACTTTCTCCTACCCCATCTTTATTTTCACAAGCATTACAAATAGCCAATCTTTCTGCAGCTATTTCTTCAACAAACTCATCTCTTACAATAGAGTTTGTAATACCTTCCATGATTTGTTTTCTATTCTTCCAAATCTCTTTTAAGCTTGGTTTCATTTTTAGTTTGTTTAAAGTTGGTTTTTCTTTCTTCTTCTTTAACTATTAGTTCATTTAAATCTCTTAGTGCTGCAAGTTTTGTTTCTAAAACTTTTTTATGATGATAAGCAGCAAAGGTTGATGTGTCATGAATAACTAGTTTTTTTTCAATACTATCAATGTCTTTTTTAATAGTAAAAGATTTAGCAACAAATTGTCCTAAACCTTCAACATCAATTCTAGGGTAAGTTAAGTTTGTTAACTTTTTTCTTAAAGATTTATATGTGTATTCTATCAAGTCTTCAACTAGATTAGAATCTACATCCATTTCTTCAGAAATGGTTTTATACAGGTTGACTGCTTTCTTGGGATTCATAGCCTAATAATTTATAGTCAAGTAAAATAGTACCTGTTGTTTGTATTTTTAATACAGGATTCAACATTACTTGTTTTTTATTATTTGGATCTTTTACTACCAATCCATTCTTCTCAGCTTTGTTTACACAATTTCTTACAGTTTGTGGAGATTTAAATATCCAATCCTCTTCTGAAGATGCGTCATAACAAAAATGAGTAAGCTCAATTGGTTGATTAAAACTTAATAGAGTTAAACAGTTTAAATCAGATTCACTCATTACTATACGGTTAATATAGCAATGAGTTAATATCTGAAATTTAACCACATCCCATTTAGGCATTTTAACCCTTTTTTGAACTTGGTTAACTGTAGCCATTATTATGCTTTTTTAAGTTTTCTAGTTGATGGTTCTCTATCAAGAATTTCTTCTTCACTGTCATCCTCACGATCAGCAGTATCTTGTTCTTGTTGTGCGGCCATGATGTTAGC